ACTTCTGCAAGATTCTCATGAAAGCTGATACCAACATCGCCTTCGGGGGAGAGTTCATCGTCGCCGACTTCCGCGCCACTCCCAAGTTCACCAAGAAGGAGGATCCCACTGAATAAGCTATGGCCCGGTTGAAGTATCTTGTACTGCACTGTACAGCGACACCCGAGGGGCGCGAGGTGACAGCCGCCGACATCAGGCGGATGCATCTTGGCCCGGTGTCGGCCGGCGACAGGGGGTGGAAGCAGGTCGGCTATACCGATATTATCCACCTTGACGGCACCGTCGAGCGGCTTGTAGATAACAACGAGGACGCCAATGTCGATCCGTGGGAAATCACCAATGGGGCCAAAGGCTACAACTCCGTCAGCCGTCATGTCGTCTATGCCGGCGGCTGTGACAGGTCGATGAATCCCAAAGACACCCGGACTCCGGCACAGCGCAAGGCTATGGAGGAGTATGTGAAAGATTTTCACCGCCGCTTCCCTGATGTGCGTATCATAGGTCACAACGAGGTCGCAGCCAAAGCCTGTCCGAGCTTCGACGTTCAAAAATGGCTCAAGTCAATCGGTATAAACCAGTAACAACCCAGTAAACCAATCACAACGATGTCCACCAGCGAAATCCTCAACATACTTCTCGGCACCGGCCTTGTGGGGCTCATGGTGGCAGTGGCCACCATGAAAGCAACCGTGCGCAAGGCCAACGCCGATGCGGAGAAGGCAAAGGCTGATGCGGAGAAAGCAAAGGCAGACGCCGAAACTGTGCGCATCACCAACACCGAGAACGCGACCCGGATTCTGGTAGAAAACATCGTCAAACCATTAAAAGATGAACTAAATGCCACACGAACAGAACTGCAGGCCACCAAAAAGGAGATGGCCTCTACCAAGAGAGAAATGGCCCGGTTACGCAAGGCTGTCGAGGCTGCTTCCGATTGTCGTCATGCTGACTATTGCCCTGTGCTTTTCAAGCTGCGCGACAACCCAAAAGACGCAGACTCAGCAGGAGCAGACATCTTCGACTTCCGCGAAGAGCGACACGACAGCGGCAGTGACCAGAGTGATAACGACACAGACGGTGCCCGAGAGCCAGGTGCACATGGCGATATCCGTGGACAGCCTCCTTAAGCTGCCGGAGGGAGCGGCCTACCGTGAAAACAAAGACCGGGCGCATGTAGAGGCCACCCATCATGACGGCATAATCTATATCACCGGCACATGCGACAGCCTGCAACGCCAGGTGGAATATTACGAGGCACTCTATCATAATGCACGTGACGCACTGGAAAATTACCACGAGTCGGTCATCGAGGAACGTGCGTCCCGG